CTCCGTTCCCCTGTATATCTTCGTGATTTCGGTGCTACCTCGGTAGACCTTCACGATGTTATCCGTGCCTTTTTTTATCGCCATATTCTTAGGATTGAGGGTCTGCGGTTAGGAAGTATATCAAGTCGGGGTTCACCGTGGAGAGGTTGCCGTATGCGCTCTCCGTCATGATGAACTGCTCCACCTCGAAGGTGTACGTGTTGCTCGTCGTATTAGCCTTCAGCACCACATCGAAGCCCATTGCGTCGTTGCGGAAGCGCACCTCATGCGCCCCCGTCCCGTCCTCGTAGAAGGAGAGCATCGGGTTCTGATAGTACGTGCCAGCGACGGTGAAGTCTATGTCCATCGCCTTCTTCGCCGTGAGGGCTGACATCAAGGACGCCTGCGTCGTTCCGCTCGCCAGTGTGACCGCACCCGTGCCTACGTTGTACTCCGCGTGAATCATGAATCGGGCGGTGCTTGCATCCGCCTTGCCCTCCAATGCCGTGTACACTCCACCCGACTTGACGGGGTTCGTGCTATTCTCCGTAGGTGCGTTGTCGAAGGTCAGCGTAGCCTGCTTGCCGTCCAATGCAGTGTACACCGCACCGCTCGTGATAGCCTTCGTGCTCGATTCCGTCGGCGTGGTGTCGAGGGTCTCCCATGTCGGGGCATTGCCGCTCCCTCCCGATTTTAGGTATTGTCCTGCCGTTCCGTCTGCGCTCGGTTGTCTCAATGTAGGTTTATTCTTGATGTAATCAACTGCGGATGTGTCCGTCTGATTCCAGTCCGCCTGAACCTGACTACCACCTCCACCTGTGGCGCTTATCACGTTGTTATTGATGCTGATGCCCGTGCCTGCCGTGAGCGTGTCCTGCTTTCCTTCCAATGCGGTGCTGAGGTCGGATTGATTCGATAGCGAGCCCGTAATGTCGCCCCATGCGACGGAATCGCCACCGCCTCCACCGCCTTCGGGCGATACCATGACACCCTGCAAGTAGGTGACGAGGTCGGCGAAGTCCAAAACCTCCCCGCTATACCCCGCGTCGGCGTCCGTTACCTCTATCTGCTCCGCCTTCGCCTCCAAAATCGGAGCCCAGTTCCGCCATGCCCTGTCGGTGAACTTAACCTCCTCAGTCTCGCTATTGAACTGGCAGGCGACATTCCCGCATGACCCGATGACTCCCCATGGGCATTCGTTCGATTCTATCTTGTAGTTGCTCCCCGTGATGGTGAGCGAGTAAGTCTGTACACTCATATCGTAGTATTTTTATTGTTACTATCTGTCCGAAGTCGTCCCCCACGCCTCGTCGCAGAGGCTCTCCACCTCGTTAACGCTTATCACGTGTATGACGGGCACTTGTTCCATTGCTTGCTCGAGTTCGTACTCGGTAACTGCTACGCCTCCGCCGTCCAGCGATATGACGCCGTTCTCGATGCGGATGCCATCGCCCGCCGTGTAGCCTCCGAAGACAACGTATGTATTACCGTTCCACCGATACATCCTCCCGTCCGTCAGATTTACGTAGAATGTGTTTGCCTCACCGACTTCAGGGAATCCGCTTTCTGACTCGTGACCCTCCAAGTTGATTTTCTCGTTTATCAACTCTTCGAGTTGTTGAATCAAATCATCTATATTCTCTTCTTTTGAATAGTTTCCGAAACGCACACACTTGTATAGGGATACGGCAAGATAGATTACGCCATTATCGGAATCGTATATGCTGTTATCGTGTCCCACAAAATACAGACAACCGCAAACATACGATTTAAAAGACTCAAATTCGGAGCGTGAGCCTCTCCATATCTTAACCCTATCCCTCAGTTCATCCATTATTTAATCGTAAGATATATTGGTTCACCCTTCAAGTATGCCGTATACATGATGTCAAACACTTTCTCGCATGTCTTTACGGACTGGAGAACCTGACCGACAGCCGTGTTCCTACCAAGCAACACACACCCCTCGGAAGCCGATGCCGAATTGCCGCTATGGATGCGGATAGCATCGAACCCCCTAACTCCGTAAATCACTGGAATCTTACCGCCTCCCTTCGCATAGGTATATTGCGAGAACTTAGGTGAGTATGTGAAACCCACCACATATCTGCCAGTCGGTATCGCAGTCTGTCCCCATACCTTCTTTTTACGGATGTCCACTTCGCTCATGTCCTGCCTGAGCCCTCTATCCGTATCCTCCAATGTCTCGCAGATGCGCTCTCCATTAATGAAAAATCGTCCTATAGTGTAAGACGGTTTTTTGTATGCTCTCTCGATTAATAATTCCATTTCATTCCCTCCTGAACTAATCTTTTACCGCTTTCATCCTCGATGCCGTCGAACACGACAAGACCCATGAATTTGGCGAACATGAATTGAATCCTTGTACTCCTCAATTTGTCCCAATCCTTCAGCAATACGATAGCATCGCATCTGAACAGCAGGAACAATGTCCGAAGGATGTACCACCAGTTATCCTTTTCGTAAGGTGTCACCTTCTCAAGAGGGTTGATTGCATAAGATGTCGGCATTTCTCCGATGAAGTCTGCCCAACCCTTTGCTACTGCCTCGTCCTTTTTTCCCAATCCCAAAAAATACTTAACAACTAAATTATCCATGATTATTCCTCCTTGCTATATTTACCTTCACTTTTAAGCCATTCTGCCAACTTTGGTCGGGTGGGGCAATTCGGATTATCACATCCTACGACTATGCTTATCGCATCCGTGAACCGCTTTTCCGCCCTTTCGAGTCGTTTTTCTGTCTTCGTTATACGTTGCTCAATCTCCTCACGCCTCTTGTTTCGTTCATGAATTTCTTCTTCATGCTTTTTGTCTTGTTTGGCAAGCATGTACTTTACCAAGAACCCGATACCTCCGATAATTGCGAGTACAATGGGTGAAATAATGTAGATATATGCGTTATCGCTCATAATTTATTTATTTTTGTTTTTCGCAAATATAAAATTTTAATGAGCATGTAACATGAAAAACTTGAAAGATTTAAGCAATGACCTGAAAAAAAGGTTCAACGAAAAGAACCTGAAGGGTATCGTAAAAATGAAATTGGTTGAAGAAGGTGAGCGGGATTGTGACCATGCGAGACAGAATGGGGAATACCAGAACCGTTCTGGAACACTTCGCTCAGCATTCATGTATCGCGTGTCTGACGGAGGTGAGGTAGTGGCAGAAGGGGGTTATCAGAACGTACAAGGAAGTGAGCCCCAAACCGTTGACCCTCAGACGTTGGCTTTGCAGGCTCTTGACGAGCAGGACGCGACGGGTAAGGGGTTGAGGCTCACGTTCGTAAATGGAGCAGACTATGCCAAATACGTGGAGGATAAAGGAAGGAACGTCACAAGGGCAACTATCGAATACATGAAGAATAACCTAAAGAACATCTTTGATTAACGACGTTCATATCTCCAATTCTCCGCTTCCTTGGTGAAATCGACTTTGAAATCGTCCATTTTAAACCAATTCTCACGAAACTTATGCTCGCCCTTAATATCGAAGTACCTTCCGTCTATTTCGGTGTAAACATGAGCCTCTATAGGGTCATACCATGCTATAGCATTCGGGAATACCACCTTTAGCATCTTGTGGTATTGGTAACACCCTCCCTGAGTGAACATGTCAACGACTAAATCATTGTTTACCTTCCGCAGGCACTGTGATATTTGTAACGCCTTGTGCATCGTACTGACTCTCCCTTTTTATCCTATCCATAGTTTCGATAGGGTTAGAAACCAATGGATTACAGATGATACCATCCTCTTGGCTCATGATTGGCTTATCACCAACGGCAATCCTAATCATGTTCACAAGTTCGCTATCGTTCTTAGGCGCATATGGCGTGAAGTTCGGTTCTATAACAAGACTATCCACATATGAAGGAGGAATCGGCTTCAATGTGGTGACAATGCCGTTTTTGATTATATTGCAACGTCTCGTGAACATCTCTCCGAATTGCTCTATTTTCATGCTTGCCTTCATGTGAGGGTCGGTGAACATCAGTTTTATCGCAACACCGCTCGTCTTTCCGCTCAGTTGCTTCATCGACTCGAATGATATGTCTGGAGTTTGCGAGTACGAGAATATGATGTTCGTCAGGGTTGAAAGTTCGGCATTCATACTCTGAGGAGACGAATCCCAAGACAGCACCTTCATGTCAGCGCCCTCAGTTCCCGTGTACACCCTTCCTTGCTCTCCCTTTTCTGCGAATCCTTCTATTGTGCCCGACACGAAATACGACGGACTTCCGAAGTAGTCGTTCGTGTCGCCCCAGTTACTAATGAGTTCCTCCATTCTCTCGATGATTGGCTGAACACATTCCCATTCAGTTTCCTCCTGCCGATAGTACACTACGGGTATTTTGGAAAATCCGTGACGTTTAGGAGCTTCGAGTAATGCCAAATCACTTCCACCCTTGGATGCATAGCGGTACACCTTGTCGCTCGTATACACATCGAAGTGGTTGATAATCTCTCCATTGATGTCCTTTTCCTTGTATCCCCTCGCAAATGCATCCATTCGGTCGTATTCGTCGTAATGAGGATAGAGAGCATCTCCCCTTGAAGGAGAAACGACACGAACCTTCATCTTTGTCGGCTTGCCTTTTTCGTCAAGAAGGAAGTACCAAATTTCAGCGCTTTCCCTCTCTGAGAAAACAGACCGCCCTATCTTCTTATCGTTGTATGCCATCTTATTGTCGGACAGCACGGTCAGAACTTGTTCGTACAACTTGGATTCATGCTCGTTCATGTGACCTCGGTTCTTGTATACTACTGGTATACCGAAAAGGAAACCGACAGACCTCTCAACAAGAACCCTCTGCACGGGAACGGATACCCTAACACGAGGGACTTTCTTTGTCTTGTACATCTGCTCGCCTAATTGGTCGTACTTCCCTTCAATTGGAATTTTTATTTTCTTATCCTTTCGTATCATTCGGTCGTTAACCTTATGGAACTTAGGATTGTATTCACTCATACATTCGTCGTATGACTTAACAAATTCCTTTTTCGTATTCCTGAACATCATTATGATGCCTTGAGCATCATTCTTCTGTATTAATTCATTTATGCTTACCGACATAGTAATTAGTTTTAGTTTTTATATTTTTGCAAAAATAACAGAAAAGTGAGAACAAATACTTCATTTTTATGAAAATACAAACAACAATAGTATATAGAAAAGTTGATAACGCCCTAAAAAAAGGTTATACGACGATATCGGCGCAAGGCTCAAGCCGTTCGTCAAAGACTTACAATATTTGTATTTTTTTAATCGTGTATCTTCTTTCGCATCCGAACACATCATGTTCCATCGTCAGGGCTACCGTCCCTGCGATAAAGGGTTCTGTACTGAGGGATGTGAAGGAAATCCTTATCAAGATGGGGATATGGCGGGAGCAGATGCTGAACAAGTCAGAACTTGTCCTGACGTTCGACAACGGCTCTTTCATCGAGTTCTTCTCAACCGATAACGAGCAGAAGATTAGAGGTAGGAAACGTCACGTCCTATACGTGAATGAGGCGAACGAGATTGATTTCATCTCTTGGCAACAATTGAAGATGAGAACGACACTATTCACAATTATCGACTATAACCCGTCATTCACGGACGAGCATTGGATTAACACGATTAACAAAGAAGAGAAGACGTTTCATTTCATTACGACATACAAGGATAATCCGTTCTTGGAGCAGACAATCATAGATGAGCTCGAAAGCCTCAAGACTAAAAATGAATCACTATGGAGAATATACGGATTGGGGCTTAGGGCAGTCGTTCAAGGACTCATTTTCCCTAATATCAATATCATAGACGAAATCCCGAACTATGCGAAAAGATACAGATGGCTTGGCATGGACTTGGGATATTCTTCAGACCCTACTTCTATCGTGGACGTGTGCGTATCGGGGGACTCTATGTATATCGACGAAGTGTGCTACAATACGAAGATGGGATATAATGACATCATAAACACAATAAAAGGCTGGGAGAAGAAGGAAAAACGCAAATTTGAAGTGATATCTGAATCCGCTGACCCGCGTCTAATCGACGAAGTGTATGCGGGAGGCATAAATGTAAAGCCAGTACACAAATATGCGGGGTCGATAAAAGCAGGTATCATGAAGATGCAGGGGATGAATATATACGTCACGAAAAGAAGCACTAACGTCAAAAAGGAGTTCGACAATTATGTGTACAAACAAGACAAAGAAGGAAAGTTCCTTGACGAGCCGATAGATAAGTGGAATCACTGCTTCACTGGAGACACGATGATTGAAACCGATTGCGGAGAAAAGAAGATTGTTGACATTGTAAGAGGAGATATGGTTGCAACATCTAACGGGTATAGAGCAGTGAGAAATACGTTTGACAACGGAGAAAGGGAAATTATATGTGCAACTCTTTGTTTCGATGGATTTTATATAAAAATAAAGGCTACACCTGAACATAAAATTAAAACAGAAAAAGGATGGAAGAGACTGGAAGATATTCAATCAGGAGATGTGATTTACGTGAGCAAAAGAACAAAATCAGAGAAGATTTGGAACATCAAGAATTTGACGGGAAAATATACCATAGGTATAAAGGGGAACGATATTTCTCAAGGGGTAAAAATAGACTCCATAGGGTCGTTTGGTCTTTCTATAATGGATGTATTCCGAAAGGTTATCATGTACATCATAAAGATGGTGACACGACCAATAACTCGATTGAAAATCTCGAATTATTTAAATGTAGCGAACATTTACGAAATCATTCTATCGAGAACCTCAAAGACAAAAAAAATCTTGAAAAAGCTCGTAAGAACATGGCTAAGGCTTCCGAATGCGCAAAAGAATGGCATCGTTCAAAAGATGGGAGAAAATGGCACTCAGAACATGGGAAAAAGGTCTATGAAAATATCAAGCCTATCGAGTTCGTGTGCAAGCAATGTGGAAAACATTTCTTTAAAAAACCCATTGGATGTAACAAGTTTTGCTCAAACAATTGCAAATCAAAATGGAGAAGAGATAGCCATATCGACGACGAAACAAGGATATGCAAACAATGCGGAAGTGAATTTATTACAAACAAATACAGCAGTAGACGTTTTTGCAGAAAAATGTGCAGTATTAAATATAATAATTCGCAGAAAAGGGATTGAACATGTATATGATATTGAAGTAGAAGATATGCATGAATATTTTGCGAATGGAATACTTGCACATAACTGCATAGATGCCATTAGGTATGTGATTTTAGAGAAGGTTTTAGGAGGGTTTAAGAAAGGATTGTCAGCCTCACAGATAGCAGACATTCTCTGAAAAAAGAGAGGAGGACTGCGTGATGTAGTTCTCCTCTCTTCGCTAACTTAAAACTAAAAATTATGGAAATCAGAAATCGTCTTCTACATCCTCTTCTTGGGACACCTGCTCCCTTGAGTCGATTACTTCGACCTGAATATGGTTGATATCCTTTCCATTCGTTGTGATGTCGAGGTTTTCACCGAATCCCTCATCCCTTCCGAGAGTCGAGATGAAGTACTTCAACATACCTGCATCGGGTCTCTCATCCCATCCTACGAATTTTCCGTCTGCATCTGTACGAGGAACACCGAGAGCCAAAGCCTGAGCGGACGTTATGCATCTGTCGAGCAATTGCTTTCGTGATTCCTTTATGGCGGATTTCACTTCTGGACTTCTCTGAGACCAATTCCACAGAGTAGCCCTTGTGCATCCTAATAGTTTTGCCGTATTGGATAAGTTGCCCTGCGTCTTAGCCAAGGCTTCCCTTATCTCTTCTATGCTTGCCATCATGCTACCAAAGTTTTATTTGTTTGTATTTATTAATCTCTTTCTTGATTGAGTCGTCAGTTTTTGCGAGCCAATTGGCGAATTGCCAATTCCTGCAAGTATTGTATAGTTTGTTGTTTGCAAATGGATTAGTCTCGTCTATGTAAGATGCATCTATGTCAATCCTTTCAGCACCTTCTATTTCTGCATAAACGAAATCATTGTCAACGACAAATCTTCCGTCCGACGAATCCTTCCACGCGATGTGAATATTCTTGGCATATGCCCATCCCGCATGTACACCGCAAAAGTAATAGTATGGTGCTTTGTCGAGCTCGATATCCTCATACAGAGTAATACCCCTTCTTATCCTTTTGTCGTTGTAACCCAAAAGACTCTTCATGCAATGCTCGTTCAGGTTCACACCGCTCACGTAACGCAACCACTGAATCCAATAGTTGCCCTTTATTTCCAATTTTACTATCCTGCTCATCTCTATCTATTTTTTATTTGTTATTTACGAATATAGCAAAAATTTTTTTATAATCCAATTTTTTTTCATAAAAATGGACTAAACACTTTCACCGCCTCATCATCTCTGTTGTATCGTTGCTCGTTAGGCAATGACAAGTTAAATTCATATCTCAGCGCCGATTCGCTCCTTTCGATAGGAAGGTTTTTTGTTTTCCGAACCTGAAGGAAGAAATAGGAACTACTATGTTTCTTTACTTCTATAACCCATCCCCTTTCATCGCATATTTTCTTTAAGTCCGAATCTCTAAGGAATAGTTGGAAGAACCAATTCCCTCTGACCATATAGCCTGAGAATCCGTCCTTGTCGAAGTAATTCAGATGGAATCCCTTGTCCGAAACGAACTTTTGATTGTCCTTGTACTCCTCATGTTCCATTCTTCTACCGCTGAGGAATATCCTTCCTCCTATCTTTGTGAATATGTTGAGGCAATCCAGTACGGCATTAGCCGCCTCTTTGCAGTTGACGGAGTTTATAACCGCTTCACAGACGGTCACGTCGAATAACCCGTTTTTCTTCACGTATGAGAACAGATTATCAATCATGCTATTACCCCTGCTGACGGATATGGCGATTTGATTGTGGTTGAAGAACTCAAGACCGACAACGTTATTGTAACCCTCCTTTATCAGCCAATTCTTGGAAAGACCCTTACCGCATCCGAAGTCCAAAACGGACGTTGTTTTAGGCATCGCTCCTAAGAATGGGATGACCATCAACTTGTACAGACAACTATACTTCTCAACCTTGTCGCGTTTAGGCTGAGCCAAACCCTGAATGAAGTCCTTCTTCTTGATATTGTCGTAGTTGAATACTCCGTACTGCTTGGAGAACCACTTGTTGAAAGCCTCCTCCTTGTCGGCAGATATCTTGGATATGTTGCACCCTATGTTTAATAGCCTGCAAGCGGCAAGATAACTATTGCCCAATAACACTTTCCGTCCAACGACTATGGCACAGAAAACGTTCCCGAACTTCAGGATTAGTTTGGCTATCGTGTCCATCTTTACTGCCTTGAACCCATTCACGGAAAAGAACTGCAACGGCACAGCATCGTAGAAACCATCCTCCATGTCCTTGTTCAGGAAACCGCAGTCTTCTGGCTCTCCCTCAGTGCCATTGTGGCATTGATTAAAAAGGACTTCATCTACTATGGATATCTTTTCGTGCACATAATAGCATGGGAATTGCTTTATGCCCATCTCAGATGCACATTTTGAGCGTTGGTGTCCTGCAATTATAGTTTCATTATTCTTGTTTACTATGATTGGCAGTATGAACCCCAATTCGCTAAGACTGCCCTTCAGGTTTACCTTCGCATCCTCTGTCAGTAACCTCGGGTTATACTCCGCGGGCTTGATTCTGTCAATTGTTACGTATTCCATTTCTCAAAGATGTTATAAAACCTATTGGTGAACCATATTTTTCGAGATACTTTTCGAGTCTATCCATAAAGGAGTCGAACTCTTTTTGCGTGACTGGTATCTTCTCTTTATTGATTATTATGTAATCGACGAACTCGTCAGAGATGTGTTTTGCTACATTAGGCTCGTTGTTGCCGATAGACCTCATTTCCTCCATCAGGGTTTCGTCCATCACTTCGTCCCTTTTCTCCTTCTTCTCGTCAATGCGTCCGCTATCTTCGTGGCGAGCCTCAACAACGTCTGAAAGGTCAGTGTTCGCAGAAGGCTCTGAGCTCGGAATCTCAGTAGTCGAGGAAATCTCGGGCACTGCATCCAACTCAGCATCTTCTATTTCAGCCATCGTTTTCTCTTCGTCGTTATATTGCTCTTCGGTCTGTTCTTGTCCTCCGCTGAAGAGCCCAATATCCTCGTTTGTTGGCTCTCCAACTACCACTTTTTCCTCATTGATAATCATGGTGGGGAGGTCTATGATATCCTCATAGTACATGTTCAGTTTCTCGTTGTTCCACTCGCCGAAATCGGCATTGTCCTTAACGATGAACTCCTTTCGCTCTTCCTCCGTAAAGGAAGCCACCTCCACCCAGACCTCTGGTTTTTGCTTCCATTTCTTCCAAAACTCAAATTTTTTCTCTGCCCACTCATCTCCTTGGTTGCATTTCTTCAGGTGCGACAATATGGTGTTATCGCCCATATTAAGGATTGCACGCAATGCGCTAACCCTTTGATTACCGCCTAATATGACATACTCGTTGTCAACGACGATATCTCGATACTCCAACATCTCGGGAAATGTAAGTATGGAGCATATTAACTCCTCCTTCTTCTTGGATTCTATATCCCTCGGGTTGTTATGGTTCAATTTCAGTTCGTTAATATTTATTTTCATCGTTCAACAGCCATTTAATGAAGAAAAGATTTGTATTGTTTTTCGCCTTGTATTCAGTTAGAGCCTCACAAAGGAAATCGAGTTCCTCGGGAGTGATAAATATCCTTCTATTGTCGTTCATGAATTTGATGTTATCAATCCTCGACAAGTTCACATCCTCAAAGAAATTATCGTTCATGACGGCATCGAACTCAGCGACGTTCGAGTCATCGACGCCAGTCCATTCGGAATACAACTCCTCATTGACCAACAGCCTCAACTTGGTATAGTCGTTTTCCCCATAATATATGTTATCCTTCACAACGAAGTCACGTTGTTGAAATTCGTCCAAATCGTCAGCAACAGATACCTTTATCGACTCACTTCCCCTGAAATCTTTCCAAAACTGCAAATAATGAGTCTTTTTGTTTTTACTCAGGATATCTGATATCTCCTCGTCAGTATACTCCAAAATTTTTCCGAGCGCCTTCAGTCGTTGGTTGCCTCCCAATGCGACATAATCGCTATTCACTACTATTGGACGAATCTCAAGCATCTTGGGAAAGCACAAAATGGATTTTGCGAGCACGTTCAGCATGTACTCGCTTATATCCCTTGGATTATTGGGATTCTCCTTTATTTCGCTGATTTTAAGATTCTTTACTTTCATTTCGCTTTATTTTATCTATGAAATCATTTATGTCAATTATGTTCGCATTGGCATCGAATCCGTATTCGCAAAGGAATTTCACCTTTTCCTCCTGTGTGTCGAACGAAAGTACTAAGCAAGACAAGACATCATCCTTCTTGTCGTTGTCAAACTTAAACGTTGAGGCTGATTCTTCTTTCTTTTTCGGTTTTTCCTGATTCTTCTTATCCACCTTCTTCCCTGAATCAGTCTTTGTCACCTCACTGAAATTAGTCGTTATCCCAGCCATTTGCGTGCCACCAATACCTAAAGAACTAATATCGAAATCGTCAAAGCCCGCATTAGAGAAGTCTATGTCGTTCATTATAGTTTTCAAAGTCTCCTCGTCGAACTCTCCTTGAACGTTCTTATTGTTCATGAATAGGTTCTGTTCCTTTTCCTCCTTCTCTGACAAATCAACCACTTCAACGTTAATGAAGTAATCGTTTTCTTTTCCATCGTATCCGTTTATCTCGTCTAAAATGGTGACTCTTTGATGTCCGCTGACGATATTTCCAGTCCTCTTATTCCATACGATACCGCCCAATAGACCAACTCTTTCGATATTGTCCCTTAATGCCTTCTTAGCCTTATCGCTAATCTTCCTCGGATTATACGAAGCGAAGTTCAAGACACTCCTTTTAACCTTTTTCGTTTCTGCCTGCTTATAATTCGCCATTGCGGTTAAACATTTAATATTTAACCGCAAATATAGCAAATTATTTTACATTTAACTGTCGAACCAAAAGACGGCACGGCACTCGTGAACTACCCACGAACCAAATATTCGTTGGCTTCGGATTTCAACGGTAAATTCTTTAAAAATTGGAAATGACTAAATTTCATATAAATTCCTCCATAACATTAATAGGGTGTGCCGATAAGACACACCCATGTGATTTTAATAGTTCTTTCCGTGCTTGTATCCACGAGTTCTATTGAATGCAAGTTTAGCCATAATGTGCTTAGTGATGGCGATGCCTTGGTATCCAACAAGGTCAAACAATCGGATGAACGTGTCAGCAATTTCATCTTCATACGTATCCTTCACCTTCTCCTTAAAGTGCTCAGCATATTGTGCACGTTTCGCTTGAACCTCTTCGAGAGAAAATTCATCAGGTCTCTTATTCTCTAACTCGTTAAGTTCCTCCAGTTCATTGTACACCTCATCAATGGCACAAGCCTCGCAACTTCTGTTTTTTCTGTCAGCCTCAAGAGCCTCTGATAGTTCGGACACAATCAGCATCAGCAATGTGCCGACTTCCCTATGACTATCATAAAAACCTCTTACAACATTGTCCCCATGAATTTCGGAAGACAATTCTTCTAAATCAAATTTCTTTTTCATGCTTAAAAATCACTTAAATTTATAATTTATAAATGCCTAATTATTAATATATTAGATATACTATTCACTTAAAAATCATTTTTTTTCGCTTAAAAATCACTCTGAATATCCATCCTCTATCAGCACTTTTGGCTTATCAAAGTATGCCACTACCCCATTTAGCCTCTCCCAATCATCCTTACTCCTCCTTCGTATATGTTTCTAATGGAACACTTTTAGAGATTGTAATCTTTGAGCAAGTAACAGGCACTATTTCATCAACGCCGTTTGTCTTGCTTTCTTTTCCGAGATGGTCTAAACTCTTTTTCAAATCATTTTCCCATTGACGAAAATGTACATCATTTTCATTGAATGTTGTGACGTGGTTATTGTGCTTCTCGTCTTCAATGACGAGTTCTACGATGTGCAGATACACATCCATATCCATGTCAGCCGAGTTAAGCATCACTTTGCTCGCTGACTTGATTGTACGTTCATTAATTTCTTTCATCACTATTCGTTTTTTAGTTTACAATTCTTTTCCTTTTTAATTTTGGTTTACTTTCTTTGAAGAGCAATCTGCGACCTTCATAGAGTGCCACGCTAATAGCATCGTCGTTAGTCTGCATATAGTCTCTTAACTTTTTTGTCAGTCTATCGGCAACTCGAAATATCATTGTCTCATACTTTTCCTCGTTGCCATCCGCATATTTAATCAAGACTCTAAACATAACAATCATTTTTTTAACTTAACGGACAATGGCTTGTCCACAAATTCGTAATTAACCCATATAGCCTCATCTTCGTAAGACATGATATCGAATGGTGCTAACTTAAACACTCCATTCTCGAAATCAACACCAAGCAACATCATCCTAACATCTACATTCGGATGCCTTTGGTGATATATCAATTCCTCGGAATGCTTAAACGAAGTATGTGTGAATTGAAACCTATTCATACTCTACTTATCCTCTATCAGTGGTTCACTCCATTCTCCTCCGTTAATACTGATTAAAATATCACTGCTACATTCTTCATTTGCCTTATTCGCTTCAAAAGAATGACTATTGTATACCACATCAAAAGAGGTATATTTCATTTCCCTGTGTTCTTCGGGGCAATCTCTTAGCCACCATGAAAGCTCTCGATTGGTCATTCGGCGTTGCTTTTTGATTGACACTTCGAGGACAAGGTCTAAATTGCAATCTGAATCCACATAGTGTCTGCCGTTATCGAAGTATTGGAATGGGATTTCTCCATTACCAAAATCGACAAGAGCAATAATCCTTTTTTCGTTCCTCGCAACATAGCAAATGATTTTCGCATCTTCACCTCCACTTGTCTTTACCTTAACGTCCTTGTCTTTAAGCGCACGCTTTAAATCAAACGGTATTATTTTTTGTTTTTCCATTCTTTATTCTCCTCTCCTTCGTTTTTAGTTCATACTTCTATTTTTATAGAAATGTAATTCTCGGTTAAAAAATGTTGCAGGTTGTGGACTGCGAGTCTATCGCCACATGTGGCGCTAATCATTGCGATTAAATCGCAGTCAAAGTCTTCATCATCGCGCGAACCCGTTTCATCTGAGAGATTGATGAAATCGCCATCCTTCTGCACATTCACCACATAATGACCACCATAGCAGTACTCATATATTCGGTCATTATCAAGAGTCGGGGTGAATCCGCTCTCGTATAGTAAGTCGGCATTGAGCTGTATAGGCTCAACATCATCGTACGATATTTCATTCAGTTCCTTGTCGCCATCGATGAATCCCCACATCGACATTTGTAGCAATTGAAAGACTTCTACCTTAATGAATGTTCCATCGTCTGTCTTGAGTTTAACCCAGTCCCCGATTCTTAGTTCTTCAGCTCTCATGTCTCAATCTAAATATAATAATTTATTATCTATGTAATCCCATTCATAGCCTGCTTCCTTCATCTTTTGGAATAAAAGAACACGTTGCTCTTTCGTTGCAGGATGAATATCTCGACTGCCTATGTGTTCACCAACCAAAAAATTACCTTCCCAATCAACAAAACAATATGTTTTAAAGCACATATCACAACCTCCAAATTTCCCAACATATCTCTTAACTATTCCTATTTGTTGACCATATTTACTATCACAAACAAGCACATCGCCATCTTTCGCATCATCAATAGTCCAAAGGTGAAATTCGTCTTGTTTAGATATTTTAAAATAACAATCATCTCCTTCTCCATTAGACACTTGATAATTTTTCTTGTCAAAACTATCTACATGCCAAACAAATCCAAATTTATGCACGACCCAATCACCAGCCTTAAACTTTAGTTCAATCTTGCAAGTTTTTGCAGAATTAGCAAGAATTTGCTCACCTTGCTTTTCTTTTGAATAATACTCGCTTTCATGCCAATGCTTTTGAATATAATTAAGTTGAGTACCGTATTCCGTCGAGATACAACCATTAGTAATTTCTTTCCATTCATTGCCCAAATCCCAAATGGAAAGAATAACTTCCCTTGTCGGTACATCTGTATTTGTCTTCTGCTCACCTTGCTTTTCAAGCCAAGCAATCCAAGAACTAAAATCAAGATTTCTATAATGGTCACACTCAAATTCTTTCAAAAAACTAAGTATTTGTTTCCTTATCTTCTCGTCCTCGTTCTCTTTGAGTTCGGGAAAATAATGTTCAGCATCTTCCTTCGTTGCGCCATGCAAACCATCATATAGTTTTTGCATCCATCCTAATGCTTCTTTGTATTTCTGTTCGTATAAATTATTCATATTATATCATTTTTATGTTTAACATACCAGTCATATAATCCTTGCAATGCTTCGTTAGGTGTATTACCATACGCAAAAGCATTGTCATAAGGCGGTTTTTCTGCATTAGCATTGTTTCTTCCCTGCTTTGCGGGATTTACATCCCTGAACGAACATCATACATGGATATTTCTTTCGACTCCTGCTCATCTTTTTTATCAGAATTGTTTATTTTGTTTTTATATTCTTTTGCAAAGATATATTTTATTTTTATATTCTGCAAATATTTTTTTATAAAAATGCATTTAAATCATCCTTAATTCCAAGAAACTTCAATGCATGTTGAAGCTCATGAACGTATTTCACGTCTTTTTCCACGGCGCTCTTTCCTTCTTTGCCATAAATGAGTAAGTGACCAAAATGATGGTCATACCTCTGATATTCTGTTATTTCTATCTTAAAATGCTCACCACTCAAATAGGCATCTGCCTCTTTCTCCCAAGCAGGTGTTTGTTCTTCTGGAGTGGCATAAACAAAACCATTCTCTTCAAGGAATATTTTGTCTATTTCCACTCCGTTTATGTTTTCAGGAGTGATGATTTCGCCATCTTGCTCCAACACCACATAAGAATCTTCTAAATCGTCATGTATGTGTTTAATTTTTGAACATCCACATGCCCCATAGATGTAATCACCTACCATTAGTTCGTTAACTTCTACAATCATAATATCATTTCTCCTCCTCTTATGCCATACACCCAATTTTCGACTTCCTTCCGATTGAAGTATATTAACTTGCCGTTTGGCTTATAGAAAGGTATTTTCCCTTTCATCGTTAACTGGTACAGATTCGCCTTCGATATGGAAAGGTATTCTGCCGTCTCGGCAATCGTCATGATGTCAGATTGTGTTGACTTGCCTTGTTTTGCCAAGCAATCCCACACATATTCGGAAATCTCTTTGCATACCTTTTCGCTGTCCACGGAAATCTTTCCGTTTCCGTCCAAAGAATCTCCATTCTCTCTAAGTATGCCAAAAACCTTGTTTTCTATTTCTCTTTTTGTAAACATAATTTCATTCGATTTTAAAAAACTATCATACAAATCGTCATCTGTCATTGAATCGACCCACTCGTTCAAAGCATCTGTAAAACTCATTTTTCATACCTCCTCATCAAACAATTCAACAAAATCATTGTCTTTGACTTCGTTGTTGTCTTCTTTTTCCCTCGATATTTCAGCCATCCTTTTCTTCAACTGAGAAACAAAATCGTCGATATTGACATTGAAGTCTATATCGTCAGCACTTTTGTTTGTGCAGTCTTTTTGGGACGAATCAGGATTTGTAGACTTCTTACGCTTGTCGTTTAATAATTTCTTATCAATACAAGCATCGCAATATTTCATCGTTCTTTTCTCTTTGTCGACGCAGTAGTCGTTACGCTCGCCTCGGCTTGTTACAACCCAAGGCAGAAAGTTTTTACAATGTTTCTTTGGTCTCATATCTCTAACTTTTATAAAATTATCTTCTGCTCTATGTCAAATAGTTTTAGTGCATGTTGGAATACGTGCAAATACCTCACATATACCTCTGCATGAAATTTATCCTCTATTAAAGAGTCCTTATCTATATAACCAAGATAGAACTCAGTAGGAAGAGTAAGGTATCGTTGTACGACCTTGTAAGCGCCTTCCTTTTTAAAGGTTTTAGAATCGCTTTCGACCATCCAACCATTTTTCTCCAAGATTTCAGCGGTCATTTGGATTGGCTCTACGTCAGCGCAGTAACGAGAAAATATCCTGCCCACCTGGTCCTCGAAGGCGATTTTGTTTATACCTATGCATGCAACCTGCATAGGTGTGCCTGACACAGATACCCAATCGCCTACCATTAAATCTTTTACTTCCATATCTTTATTCCATATTTAATTAATCAAACTCCTTCTTTAACGTTTCAAAGAGTTTTCTACGTTTCTCAGTCTCTGCTTTCTCTTTTTCCTTGCGTTCTTTTTCCAACATCCTTCTGTATTCCTCGTTCTCTTTCTCTACTACCTTGCGCAACTCATCATCAGTAAACGAAAGATACTTTATTGGGAAGTAGCCGTTATGTTCTTCATAATATTGATAACTACCAGTCTCAATGCCACGCCACTCAACTTCATCATCTTCGCAATAAAACGTATCTGCAAAGCAGATGTTGCCTCCCTCATCTTTCAAGTCACTGAAAATCTTCTTGACACGCTTACAATCTTCTATGAACTTCTTGTTGAGTCCCATGTATGCCTTTATTTCTTCTTTTGTCATAATCAGTCCTCCCTTTTTTGTTTCTTTACCAATTTTCCATTAATATCCTTACTGCTTTCATTGCAATCTGTGCGCCCTTTATTAGTGCGTAGACAACAACGACTGCGGTTGTTATCAGAGAGCCGAGTATTGTCAGTTGCATTAATCTGTCAGTTGTTTTCATATTAGTCCTCCTCTCCTTCTATAAAATGAAATTCCTTTTTACAAACCTTGTCATCCTTCCACTCGGTGTATATATTTCTTTCTTCATTCGTTGTGTAGTTGATTGTACTTACTAACACGGAAAAACGACTTCCATCCATGGCTTTTATTGAAATCTCTTCAATGTCTGGGAACAGGGTAGCCTGATTCATATACTCACGGCACACCTTAACAACCGCATTGCTCTCTTCTCTTCCAAGCACAAAGTTTCCGTGCGCAAGTCTATCGCTCATAATCATACCCATATACTCGGCACATTCCATGAATGCTTTTTTGAAATCATAAGCATATTTGAATGCGCCATTCCCATTGTCGTATTTGTCTTCCAACCTTTTGGAATACAACTCAGCCGCTTGTTCTGCGAGCTTTTTAATCTCTTCCGTATTCATACTATTAAAATATTTTTTTATTTAACTCAAACTCTTTTTTTATCCCCATCACCCTCATTGCGTGCTGAAGTTCGTGAACGAAACGAACCTTTGTTCTCAATTCACAGAACCCATCGGTGAAAACCCACAAAAGGGCATCCTTTTCCTTATATAATAGATTGTTTAATGCCTGTGTATCGATTAGCAGTCTAAAGTCTTCTTCGCATTGTTTATGCCAAAATCGTTCCGTTCCTTTTTTGAATCCGTTCATCTCCAAAAATTCGTTAGTTAAAGGAATCGGCTCGATGTCACGTCCTGCTATGGGGCGACCATGAGAATCGAACATCTCAATGTAACTCCATTCAACAATGTGTTTATTGGGATAAGTCTTATAAACGAAGTCCCCAATCATCAGTTCTTCTACTCTTAGATTTTTATATACTTCATTCATCTTCATCATCTCCTATCTTTAACTGATTTAAATCTATTTCCATTAAACGCTTCTCCGTCATTAGGCAGTTGATGAGCGTGTCAATTGAATAGTTCTTGCACCATGGTACATTGTTGACTATTGTGTAATCAACAACTTCACCATCTACAACAAGTGAAACTCCTACTAAAGGTGACATTGTAATTATTGTGTTCTTTTTATTTTCTGCTCTATTACTAAAGTTACACAAAAGGTCAATGTCCGCTTGAATACATTTAATCTTCTCTTCAAGTTCTTTTATTTTCTCTATTTCTTCTTGTGTCATATTTACCTCCTATCTTTTTATCATAATTTTATTTGTTTTATACACCCTGCCAACCTCATTGCTTGTTGTAATTGATGGATGAATTTTACTTCAACTTGAAAATAGTTTAAACTATCATCCTTGTCTATTTTAAGCAATGCGTGTGGCTTTGGCTTTGATGGGTGGAAACCATCTGAAAGGAATTGTACGATAATATTCTCCTTCCTTCCCTTTAACATAAAATGTCGTGGATTTTCTGTTTGGAAAAAGCCGTTATCTTTGAGAATATCGGGTCTAATGACGATAGGTCTTAGACGTTCCTCCGAATAGAATGTGGAATCATTTTCCAACTGAACACCTAAGCCCATCAGCGCATTAGAATGGAAACCAGTTATCTTCGCAACCCTCCCATCAATAATGACCAAATCTCCAATCATCAATTCACTTGCATTCACCTTTAACGTAAGCATATTCTAATCCTCCTCCCAATTTTTAATTTCTGTCAAAGGACAACTACACGTTAATTCAATAAAAGATGGTTTCAGAATGACTTTTGGGTAGAAACACCATTCCCACGCAGGTGCGTTTTTACTTACATGATGTATCTCTTTATCATCGCCTTCCACCTTAACATAAAAAATAACTCCTCCGTATTTATGAACAACTTCAACTTCCTCAAAGTCTTTTGTAATAATAAATTCCCACGGATAACGATAAAGTCTATGACCTACTTCTACCTTTTCATAAGGTATTAGCGGATAGCGTTTATCAGTGCCGTAATGATATTTACGACCGAAGTTACGTAAAAGACGAAACTCGTTAATACTACTATTAAACTCTTTAATACTATTATCAATTTGTTCACGACTCATACCATAACGTTCGTTCAGTCCTATGATGAAATCATTTGCCATACTCATTTCCTCCTTTCTGCCTTACAAATTGCATTAGCGCAATAGATGAATCCTCTCTGACACGTGTTTTAAACTTAACGATTGTGAACTCATTGAAGTTGTTTCTTTTAGCAAGATATTCCTTCGGGTAAGAGGATTCCCATCTGCAACACCTGCAATAGAATTGTTCCCCGTTGAATTGAGTCATTGGCATTTCTCTGCATCGAGGATTCCCGCAATAGGGCATATATCCCTCCTCAGTCAATAACTTCTCCTGCATCCATGTCTGAGGCTTGTATTGTTGAGGCTGATTATTGTTAGTCTTGTTCATTTTCAATCGCTTTTTTAAAATCGTTAAAAAACTTCTCATGGTTAAAGAAATGACCTATACTACCGAGTTGCTGAACCCATTCGTCAGGCTCATGCGACGCAAGAAAATTGCGCGCCCTCTCCAAAAGCTCAGAACGTTCCAAATTGCAAGCAGATTCAGCATTTTCGGGATTAATCCACTCATGATATGATATTACTCTCTTACCATTCTTGCTTTCGACAGAACAGAGTTCGTTGCTACATCGCTTAGTGTAGTCTTCTATGTATTTCTTCGCTATTTTTGATATCATGGCATTAATATATTTAATGTTCCAGCATTATTCGCACGATGCTAAGACCTATAAAACCTGCGATATATCCGACTATGAATCCTATTATTATAGCGGACATGAATGTCGTGAGCCAAACAGCCACGTCACTGGCGACCATTCTTTTAGTCTTGTTCATTTTCAATACTATTTTTGCAATGTCTAAATCCTTTTCAATTCTTTCTTCTCAGCATCCCATCCATATCCTGCATCTTTCATTCTTGCAAAGAGAACATCACGCTGTTCTTTGGTTGCAGGTGTAAATACATCATCAATAAGACCGAAACATTCAGTGTTACCTATATCATTATAGAATCTTCCATCATCAGTGTTTACATGACAATATCCCCTCACACGTGTGCCAATTATGAAATGGAATTTAAAGATATTAGAACCATTTACAAGGACATCACCATCCATTGCATCTTTGATTGTCCAAAGTCTAATCAAATCTTCGTTACAGAAATACAAAGGCATTGAACCTCCTAAGATATGCCTAAGAGTATATTGATTGTTTTCAATCTTTTCTATTTGATATGTATCTCTACGTTTGTTAGAAACAACTACCCAATCACCTTTCTTAAAAGATGTTTTTGGAGTAAGTTTCTGTTCACCTTGCTTTTCAAGCCATGCAATTCTTTCTTTAATTTCATCTTCTGTATATCCAACTCCACTTGCTTCTCCAATAAAACCTTTAAGCCAAGTAATCATATCTTTCCTTATCCTCTCGTCATCTCTCTCTCTTAGTTCGGGGAATGCGTTTTCAAAGTCCTCTACTCGGATAACAATATGCCCCTTCTTCTGCGCATTATCGAGAAGTCCTTGCACTCTATCAAGGAAGTCCTCAACCATTTCTTCTTGTGTCATATCTTTGTCTCCTTTCTCTTTGCTTTTTACGCTTGTACTCCGCCTTTTTGGCGGATTTTCTAATCTCTATTTTCTGCCTATTTAGTTCGTCGAATATGTTCTGATTCATGCCTGCTTCGGTTTAATTTCTTCTACCACAGCATTTAGCAGTGATAGTTTTTTAACAGATTCAATGGCATAGTTGAGAGAATCTTGCAATCCTTCATATCGTTCATGCCATTCACTCAATTCTTCTTGATAATCTCTTATATCTCCTTGAATCGATTCCAACGTCTCGCATACCTCCTCTATCTCATACGTACGCTTGTATTGCTTCTCGCCTAAGAGAAATTTGATGGCTTCTTCAATGATTCCGTCCACCTCATGCATTGAGACACGCCTATCATTTTCCGCATTGCCGTTGTACTCGTCAATCTTCTTTTGCAGGTTTTCGTCATCGATGTCTTTTGGTATTCGTAAATCTACTTGACTTACGTCACCGCTGTCTTTGTATGTGTAAATAAGTACCTTCATTTTTATTCCTCCTTTTTAACTTCTTTACTTAGCAAGTAATTTCTATCCATCTTACCACCTACGATTACCAAATCAAGCTCAGACGTACTCTTATCAACATTATGCTTCCCGTCTTCTGTGTAACTTATTATTTCTTCCCTCTGCAAGATAGAAGAATATATCAGTGCCACAATTGGCTGTGGATATGATTCACCCGTAGAAGAATCATATCTATCGTAGCATATGATTCTAACGTCATCCCCGCTAATAGTGGTAACTTTAGCACCTTTCTTTGCCTTCTCGGGGTCAAATGGTAATATCTTATATTTTACTCCCATTCCTTTGTCGTTAGAGCCCACAGCATCGCCGCCCATACGGCGACTATGAATGCCATTATTAGGATGTACATGGGTCTCAGCCCGTCGTCATCTCTGTAACCTTTTAGGCTAATGAAGAAGGTGACGATTGATATCACGATTACGAATATCACTTTGTCGTTCATATTATTTCCTCCTTATTGTCTTTTTACTCTCCTTGTCGTATATAGACACGTTTCTAACTGAGCTCTTACAATGTGAACTACCCACAAACTAAAGATTTGTGGGCTTCAGGTTTCACAGACGATTGCTTGCAAGCAAGTCTTACACCATCTCCGCCTGTGTAATCGACAGTCCCTGCCGATAGAGTTTTTAATCCTTCTCTGAGGATATTGATTGAAGCGTTCAAGTCCCTGTTGTGATGTTTACCACAATGAGGGCAAGTCCATTCTCGTACATTTAAGTCTTTAGTATTTTGATTGATATATCCGCACTCACTACAAGTCTGTGAACTTGGAAAATATCTGTTGATTTTCACCAAAGTCTTATCTTCCCATGCTACTTCCTTGACGTGTACTTCTGCAATCTCATGAACTCCCCTTCGTCCGTAACGAAGAGCCTAAAAGCCACGGCATGAAGTTTCTCGTCTATGCAGAGGTACGTGACCTCTTTCCAATTGCGTCTAACCTTCTTCTTTACTTCGACAAGAGAATATATTTTCCCGTCGTGTTTCAACTCCATTTTGTCGAAATCCACACTCATGAAGTGTGTTTCGAACGCCGAT